TCTACTATGCATTAGCTATAGGATCAGGTAGCAGCTATGGCCAAGTAAAGTGGATGGGGCAGAATGCAACAGGAAGTTTTGGACCTAAAGCTCTAGAACTTAGGTTTAAGTCAGATAACATTATCACAAGTAGTAACGCAATCTACCGTATTGCGCACTTAAATAACTTAACCCAAACATCACCGCAATTAATACAGATAAATACTGGTCGCGATGCTGGAGGAGATTATGTGCAGTTACTAATGTCCAGAAGCTACGCTTCAAGTCCAAGCAACAGTAGTGCAAAGGCTTACATACCAAGCAGCCTTGGTTCTAAATTGTTTGATGGCAATTGGGTAAACGTGCTAGTGCAGTACAGTGGTACTACAGACCTACTCGCATACAGCACAGCATCTTACACGCTATTCGCAGGACAAAAATCCAACTACTCAGAAACACCTATTATAGCAAGTGCGAGTATAGGATGGCAAGCGGCAGTGAGTACAAGCTCATCATACATTACTAATGAGAAATATGGCTGGTATGCTGCATCTGATCTTGAATTTGGTACTGGATCCTCGTTTGCTGGAAGAGTTACATCGAGCATTAGTGGCAGTCTTCAAGAAATTAGATTATGGGGAGGTGTGTTAAGCGATGTCTATAATAGCTCAATTGGACTGTGCGTAACCGGAGGATTAAATTTGCAACAAAGTCCTTTCTATGCTCACATAATTTCACCAACTACTATCGTAGGTACAAACTACGAAGACCCATCATGGACAGGAGCAACAAGTAGCTTTGCTGACCTTACGTTTAGGCTTCCACTTGGAACTGATAATAAGAAACCAAACTTAAACACAACAAGCAGTTTAAGTGGCTCACAACCCAACTACAATTACATAGGACGCTCAGGCAGCTTCTTTAATTATAGCGCAAACACATCATCTTACTGGCAACCTATTATAGAGACTAACTATATGCCATGGCCGGATATTAGTGGCAATAGATCGATTAGCAATAAAGTAAGGTTAGAGCAAACGGTGAACACTAGCCGTGAACTTTATCGCAATAAAAAGACACAACTATCGTTACAAGACGATCAACCAATTGACAGTCCAAGATTAGGAATATATCTATCACCAGTTGATGAAATCAACAAAGACATAGCAGAGCAGTTTGCTGGGTTAAGTTTGGATGACTACATTGGAAGTTATGGGGAGGTATATTCAAACAACTACGAAGATTTAGCACACATACGCCAAGAGTACTTGAAGAAAAACGTAATACCACACAAGACTCAAAACTATGTAAGATTACTACAGCACTTTAATGGTTCTTTGTTTTCTATAATAAAGCAAATGGTACCATATCGTGCTAATTTGCAAACTGGTTTGGTATTAGAGCCGCACTTATTAGATAGAAGTAAAGTAAAAACAGCAAGCCGACCTATTGCTGAGGATGAGTACTATGAGACATTAATCGATATGCCATCTGTAGGTGAACCAATAGGAGATTTATCTAATTTAACTGGATCAATAGAAGCTCCAGAACTAATCATCGTAGGAGATAATACCGAAATACCAGAAGGATCGGTTGGTACTGATATAATAAACATATCGGCGAAGCAAAACGAGTATAACAGACTACAGGTACCAGCACAAGGAAGACAATCAGCAAGATTAAACTCTACGGCAAGTTACGAAGATGTATTGTTTAGAAAATTTTCATTAGAGGATACTATTGAACTAAACGTAACGTCCTACGGCAGAGATAAGATAGAAGGAAGTCAGTACATCTTCCCATCTTGGTATAGAACTGGAAGTATAGCTTATTCTGGAATAACAACCAACTCAGCTGGATTTGCTTACCTTAATAGTGTAGGAGATGACTATTCTGATCCGTTAGCATTAGATGCAACAAGAGCAAGACCATCAGAAGTATTTAGTCCAACAGAAGTTCCATATAATGTATACGACTTCTTTAATGGGACTGGATCCTTTGATAAAGATGCAGCAGACACTATATACACAGGAAGTTATTTTGGTACAGCGTTAGGTAGATTTGGATTTAGATTTATTGCAACATCTTCCGGCGCTTATTGGGTTCAATCTGCTAACAGACTAACGGCAAATATAGGAGGAGGCTCAATAGCAACAGCATCATTTACAGTACCTTGTTTTTATACACAAAGCTACCCTAACACACTATACAACGTATCATTTGATGTAAGATACTTCGCTGGTAGCACACCAGGCAACCCATCAATGTCTATTGCATTTGGAAGCAGTGCATCAGCGTACACTTACACATTACCAATCGCAAGCACACAAACAGCATACAATTATTTGTCAAGAGCAGATGGACCGTATCTATATGTACAAATGCAATCTAGTCAGAGTTCTTTTGTGGGAAGTGTGAGTTTAACAATAGACAATCTAGTTGTTACTCCATACATTCAAACAGCAGTACAAGATTATCAAGTAGGACCACTAGCAAGCATAGGACAACGTAATCAAAAATACGATGGATGTAAGCTGACAGCTACAGACGTAAACGTAGACAGTCCTGACACAATAGATGGAGGTCCAGTAATTGAAGTAATTACAGGCCCAGGCTCTAACATATCGGTAAGTCCTACTAACAACCAAACACCGGTACAAAGAGGTGGTGGAGGAATAACAATAAGTAACCCAGGAACAACACCTAGAAATACACCACTACAAAGATAACGTAAAGAATTTACTTAACACAACATATTTATATCAAAATAATAAGTACCAATGGGATATTTAGATAACTCAACCGTCACAGTAGACGCAATACTGACAAACAAAGGCAGACAAATCTTAGCTGCTGGAGGTAGATTAAACATTACAAAGTTTGCCCTTAGCGATGATGAGATTGACTACACGCTATGGAATCCATCGCATACTTTAGGTTCTAACTACTACGGAGCTGTAATTGAAGCTATGCCAGTAGTAGAAGCTAACCCAGACGAAGCGCAAATGATGCGTTATAAGTTGGTAACCTTACCAAAAGATGTATTAGGTATACCAGTAATCAGCATTAATCCTGGATCAATTAGCTTAACAAGCTTACAAGAATCTGTAACAGTAACACCAAGTACACTAAACTTGGCTGGCGGAAACAGCGCTCTAGGATACACAGCGATTTTATCAGATGATACAGTAGGTACTTTAGAAGTAGCACCTGATGGAGTTATTAAAGGAGTATCCAACTCACTACTTGCAGGAGCTGGTACAACAAGTGCAACAAGCTTCTTGGATGATGAGGTTAATGGAATATCAACAGTTGGTTCAACAGTAACCCGAGTTGGTACTAAGTTTGTTGTGAGAGCAAAACCAACTACAACAGCAAAGAGTGCGTTGTTAACTATCATAGGAAACGAAACTGGTGGATTCAAGACTGTTAGCATTAGTGTAGCAATTAACTTAAGCTCTGATTTCGCAGACATACAAGCAACAAGATAATATAAAATAAAATGGCAGAAATATATAAAAATTTCAACGCAGCAGACGACATTATAGTTGGTGATGTTCAAGTAGTTAGTAGCCCTCTTTGGTCAGAAAACGTAAACCCACTATCGGGTGGATACTCTGCAGGAATTGGCTTCTTTACATCATCTACACAACAGACTGTAGCAGGCACATACTACACAGATGTTTATCACAGAAATCCACAAACAGCAACAAATGCAGCGGTTCAGTTTGCAGTAGCGTATGGAAATAGAAATGGAAGTGGCTCTGTAGGTGATCCAAACACAGTTGGACAAAACGCAAACGATACACCAACAAGAGCTGTATACAGCCAGTATCGTAATCTCTTGCTACCACCAACAGATACAGCGTTTACCTTTGGAAGCGGTGTTAGTGCTACAACTCCTAACGATATCTTTGTAATAAACATCAACAGAGCACGTTATCGCCAGAAGATTGATCCAGGAAACTGGGAACTTCGAATAGCAAGCGGTAGTGGTGCCCTATCACAGTCAGCAGCCAGCTTTATTAGCTTAATTGACAACAGTGGAGCTGACACAGACCCATCAGTAGGTAGTGCAGGTCGAGTGTTTAACATTCTCTCAGGATCGGGAGGAATTACTACAGGAAGTACTGTGTACGGACTCTTCTACCCAGATGCTGGTGTGATGGTATTCAACGCATCTTTACTATCATCGTCACTAGGTATGGTATCGACTACGGAGTTCAACAGAGCTGCAACTTCAAACACAGTTAAAAATGCAGTATCACTTTACTCTCGTATAAGTGCATCAAGCTACTTTGCAGCAAGAAGCGAAGAGAAAGTAAACTCTACACACTACTTTGTTAGAATTACAAATAAGCAATTTAACTTCTCAAACAACCCAACATTTGTAACGGGATCTAATGGATCTTTTGTACACTCATCTATGTTGCGTAACCCAAGCGTATACGTAACGTCAATAGGGATGTATGATGATCAAAACCGTTTATTAGCAGTTGCTAAGTTGAGTCAACCATTGTTGAAGACTTTCAACCGTGAAGTGTTGGTTAAAGTAAAATTAGACTACTAACCCCTCTTTGAATAGCATTCAAGGACAGACCCTCCAAATATGGAGGGTTTCTTTTTATGACCATATTTATATGCAATGGCAGGAATATTTAGAAACCTAGATCAATCGGACGTAAGACTGACCCCATTTAGAGCATACAAGCGCTTTAGTGGTACAGATGCATTTGTAACATACTCCGCTACATTAGACACAAATCCAGAGGACTTAGGAAATAACCCATTAGTACCGGTATCAGGATCAGACTTTACTACCAACTACAAGCTAAAGAGTTCAGTATGGCATAGCATCGACAGTCAGTTCTATCGTTATTATTACTCAAACGCAAAAGCATCGTTTGGGCAAATAAACCATACCTATCAACCTCGCCTCTTACATAGAGATGCTCACATAATAAGCATACCACAAAGTAGTTTTGGGGAGGGTATAGAGCCTCTAAGTCTGCAGATAGATGTAGATGGTAACCTGCTTCTGGTTGATGATGCTTATGGAAATCTTGTTCTACTAAGCGGTAGTCGTTATTTAGCAGGAACGGAAGGATTACCTATTGAAAATTTAGTTTTTTCACTTAAACCTACAAACTACACAAGACAGTTTGGAGATGTGCTGAACAACACCTATCAATACGATTACGATAAGTATCAATCAACCGTACAGTTTAACAACGTAGAGATTAGCTACCCTTTCTTAGGGCAACAAACCAGTTTAAAACTAAACAACACACTCTACGACACAAGTTCTATTGTAATTGAACCAAAGGGAGATGTTGTAAACGATCTTTTTAATTTTCAAAATAGAGATTTTGCAATAACACTTGCTTTTAGTACAAGCAGCAATGGAACCTCGAGCATACTCCTTCAGAAAAAATCAACTGAAGAAATTATTAAAGTAGATGAGAACGGCAACACATACAACCAACCTATTTTTAGATATCCATATAGTCTAACGCACCTTAGTGGAAGTAACAAAATACTCTTCCAGAAAAGCGATGGTTATACTACACT